TTGGCATCATCAGTTTGATGATCTTATCGTTCTTAAAAACAACCAAGGCACAGAAGAAACCCGTGTCCGGCACATGGACTATGGGGTTGTTCTTTCCGCATTTTTCTGGAGACGATTTAAAAATCGAGAAAACATAACTTTCTTTGATCCCAACCAGGTGCCTGAACTTTACGAAGCATTCTATGCCAACACTGAACGTTTTGAAAAGTTATACGTGGAATACGAAAAACGCAAGGACTTGCGTACCAAGACCATGGCGGCCGAAGAAGTATTCAAGTCAGGCATACTCAAAGAACGTACAGACACAGGTCGTATCTATCTTGTGTTCATTGACAATGTTATGAACCAAGGTCCGTTTGACACTGAATATCATACCATTTACCAGAGTAACCTTTGCTGTGAAATCTTACTTCCTACAAAACCTTTCAAGCGCCTGGACGACGATCAAGGTCGCATCGCACTTTGTACACTGGGCTCCATTAACTGGGGAGCATTTAGGAACCCTGAGGACATGCGCCGGGCTTGTCGCATTCTGCAACGCTCGCTTTGTAACATTCTTGACTATCAAGACTTCTTATCGATCCAAAGTCAGTTATCAAATGACGAAATTCAGCCGCTTGGTATCGGCATTACTAACCTTGCTTACTGGCATGCCAAGCGAGGACTGCAATATGGTAACAAAGACGCTCTTGGAGAGGTCAAATCTTGGATGGAACACCAGGCCTTCTACCTTACCGAAGCAACAGTTGAACTTGCTAAGGAAAGAGGCCGTTGCAAAGATTCTGACCGCACCTGGTACGGTAAAGGTATATTTCCTTGGGAACGTCGTGCCAAAGGCGTCAACGAACTAACAGACTTCGCACCTGAACTGAACTGGGAAGGTCTACGTGCTGAGATGCGTAGTTATGGTGTGCGTAATGCCACACTGATGGCTATTGCCCCAGTAGAGTCTAGTTCAGTTGTGATCAACTCAACCAATGGTATTGAAATGCCCATGAGCCTTATTTCAGTCAAGGAATCAAAAGCAGGCAGCCTCACACAGGTTGTACCTGAATACCACAAGTTGAAGAACCGGTATCAAATGATGTGGGCACAAAAAGACTGTGATGGCTACTTGAAGACAGCGGCTGTGCTTGCGGCCTATGTTGATCAAAGTATTAGTACCAACACATTCTACAATCCAGCACACTTTGCTGATCGTAAAGTGCCAACTACCCTGATTGCCAAGAACTTGATGCAGGCACACTACTGGGGCCTAAAAACATTCTACTACAGCCTGATTAACAAACAAGGTAGCAAACAAGTGGATGAAGTGGCACCACTAGAGGTCATTGACTTTGACCTTGAAGGTGAAAACTGTGAGGCCTGCAAGTTATGAACAGCGTGGAACGAATCTGGGCCAGAGCCACTGGACATCTAATGGGCGAGAGCGACCATGATCGTCCAGATGTGCCTATACTGACCTTGCGGGAAGCACGTCTTGCATTGTTCCTCAAAACTTTTTGGGTAGCAATACATGTGGTAACCTGCTGTTTCATTATTGCAGGCGTGGTAAGACACTGGAACAATTAACATGCTAGAAACCTGTTGTGACATATTGGTCGATGCGTACAAACGCAATTGGATTACCAGTAGAGATGGCAATATCTCTATACGTCATCACGACCGTGATCATTTTTATATCACGCCATCGGGTGTGCGTAAACAAACACTACAACCTGACCAGTTCAAAAAGATTGGCATCTCACCCAGCAAGTTGCTATGGTTAGATATGCTATACACTGATATTAGTAAAAATCTCAAGCCCAGTGGAGAATTGCCTTTGCACTTTGGTCTACAAAAGAATATGGGGCAACACAGTAGTGAAGTACGTGTAGTGGTTCACGTTCATCCAACTTATTGTATTGCGGCCATGCATGCTGGTATTGATTTGAGCACAGTCAGCGATGCATTTCCAGAACTCAATCGTTACACACGAGTGGCACCCAATGTAGGAGATGTGGCACCCATCAGTCAAGAACTTGCTGATGCATGCCATAGTAATCTGGGACTAGACCCAGCAGGCAATATCCAGTTTGATATTGTGGGGATTAAGGGACATGGGGTTGTGGCAATTGATGTCACACCATGGCGTGCCTATGAGCACATAGAAAGATTAGAACATATTTGCAAGATAGTGCTTGCATCAGGAAAACACAAATGAGCCAACAACAATACAATTTAAAAACAAAAACAGATTATCTCAGTCGCAAGATGTTCTTGGATCCTGCAGGACCAGTGACCATTCAACGATTTGAAGAAGTCAAGTACAACAAACTGGTCAAGTACGAGCAAGAAGCACGTGGTTTCTTTTGGGTGCCAGAAGAAATTTCTTTGACCAAAGACGCACAAGACTTCAAAGATGCCAGTGATACTGTCAAGCATATCTTTACGTCAAACCTGTTGCGACAAACAGCATTGGACAGTTTGCAAGGCCGCGGCCCCAGTCAAATCTTTACACCTGTTGTATCAATTCCTGAATTGGAAAGTTTGGTCTACAACTGGACATTCTTTGAAACCAACATCCACAGTCGCAGTTACAGTCACATTATCCGCAACATCTACAACGTGCCCAAGGATGTGTTCAACACAATCCATGACACACAAGAAATTGTGAACATGGCATCAAGTGTTGGCAACTACTACGATCGACTACACATGATCAACTGTCGTAAAGAACTACTAGAAGAGTTTGCTGAACGCGAACATATCAAGGCCATTTGGTTGGCACTGAACGCAAGTTACGCATTAGAGGCATTCCGCTTCATGGTATCATTTGCCACAAGCCTGGCCATGGTTGAGAACAAGATTTTTATCGGCAACGGCAATATCATCAGCCTGATCCTGCAGGATGAGATGCTACACAAAGAGTGGACAGGTTGGTTGATCAATCAAGTGGTCAAAGAAGACTCACGCTTTGCCGCAGCCAAAGCCGAATGCGAAGCAGAAGTGTATCAAATGTATCTGGACGTGATCCGTGAGGAGAAGGCCTGGGCTGATTACCTGTTCCAGAAAGGTCCAGTGATTGGTCTCAATGCCAACATTCTCAAAGACTTTGTGGACTTTACAGCATTCAATGCACTCAAAGAAATTGGAATCAAGTATACTGAAGACCACCCACGCTCAACACCCATTCCTTGGTTCACCAAACACGTGGACACCAGCAAGAAACAAACTGCACTGCAAGAGTCAGAATCGACTAACTATGTTATTGGAGTCATGTCCGATCAACTGGACTATGAAGAATTACCAGAATTATAACAAGGAAAAACAAAAATGACAAAAGCAATTGTATGGTCAAAGAATCACTGCCCCTATTGCGATCAGGCCAAGGCCTTGCTCAAGATGAAGGGCATTGAATACGAAGAACGCAACATCAACAACGGTTGGGACAAAGAAGATTTACTGGCGGCTGTGCCAGGTGCAAGAACAGTACCACAAATTTTTCTGGATGACCAACTTGTGGGTGGATTTACAGAACTAAAGAAAAGATTTGAGGCCTAGATGCCAACATTTACCTCGGACTGGTTTACAAAAAATATTCCAAATTTTGAACACATCAAACGTAATTTGGAAATAAACATAGGTGAAATCAACAACATACTAGAAATAGGAGCACACGAAGGTCGTGCCACCTGCTGGATGATGCAAAATATGTTGAGCGATACTGGCACAATAACATCAGTAGATCCATTTGCCAATCATCACATAAATCCCTTTACTGGTGAGAAAGCCACCGAAGATCGTACCTGGGAAAAAAGATTCAGAGCCAACACAGCCGAAGCCAAACGCCCAGGGCAGACCCAGCAGGTTCATGTGGCACTGAGTTTTCCAACCTTGGCACAATTTATTGTGGATCAACGAAGATTTGACTTTATCTATATTGATGGTAACCACTGTTGTGATGCTGTGATGGCCGATGCAGTGATGGCCTGGAGCCTGTTAGTACCTGGTGGAATCATGCTGTTTGACGATTATCTGTTCGAAGATGAACCAGATGTATTGGATCGAGGCAAAATTGCCATAGATGCATTTTGTAATAGTTTTGTCAGACAATTGGATTATTATGTTATTAACTACCAATTGGCTATTGCAAAGAAAAAAATTTAACAAAGGAAAAACATGTTACTTGAAATTGACAAAGGACTTGCCGAAGGCGACGTGGTCACACTCAAACTCACATCAGGTGAGGAGATTGTGGCGCGACTGGACAAAGAAACTGACACACACTATCGCTTGACCAAACCCATGGTCATCGCCATGGGTCCAAATGGGCCAGGCCTCCTGCCCTACTTGTTTACAGTGAGTCCGGACAAGACCATTGGCCTGAGCAAGACCACTGTGACTGTGGCTGTGACTTCGGACAAGCAGTTTGCCAGTCAGTACATGCAGAGCACAACCAACATTCAAATGGTTTAAAACGCCGGCATTTTTCTTCCATAAATACACCATGGGACATCGCTTTGTGATCATGCGTGATGAAAAACTGTATGAATACACCGAGTACGAGCAAATACCCGATGATTTTGATCATGTGATTGAGTTTGCTCCCGAAGCCCCGCCTGGACCGCACACGGATCAAGATCATGAAGAAATTGATCAGTGGTATAGCAAATTTGAAAGATTAATGGAAATAGAATATGCCAGCAGCCGCAAGACAAGGTGACAGTTGTGTGATTCATTGCTCGCCATTCAATGTGGCAGCAGGCAGTGCCAGTGTATTTACCAATGGCAGAGCCGCCGCCCGAGTAGGAGATCCAGTGGATCTGCATTTGAATCTTGGTAAAAAATGTTTCCCACATTCGGCCACCATTGCTTCTGGATCAGGATCTGTGTTTATCAACGGCAAGGCAGCCGCCCGAGTTGGTAGTAAATTAAAAGGTTGCACATCAGTCAGTGGCGGGTCAGGTGATGTTTTTATTGGTGGTTGATCTTGGCTGAGTCTATCTTAACACCACTGCAATTGATTGCGGGAGCCAGCCTCAGCAACAATCAAGGCATACAACTGTCCCCTGACTTTAGCAATGCACTGGCCTCCTACAACGGCACACCATTGATAAACCCCTTGCTGATAGCACTTGGCAATAGTTCTGCGGCCAATCTGTCCAACGTAACACTACTGGGTCTTGAGACCATGGCAGCCAACACTTGTCCTGCTTTGGCCGACAGCACACCGGCCAACTATGCTCCTGCTATTGGCAGCAGTCTAGGCAATCCTGCTCTTGGCAACAGTATTTTGGGATTTACTGGGATCATCAGCGGCATAGGCAATTCTTATCTAGGCAACGGCAATGTGAGTGTGTTTTCTCAGGTGTTTGCTGGTGCTGTGGGCTACATTGATCAGACCAATGCATTTATCAACACAGCCATCAACAGTCAGACCTATCTAGGCAGCACATTCACCAGCATGAACAGCCTGATCACTGGCAATTTGACTGATGTCAACTTGGCCTTGCCTTCGTTCGGCAGTGACCTAGCACGACTTGGTTTTCTTATTGACTTGACCAACCTTGGTAACTTTGGCCTGCCTAGCCTAGTGTTCCGGCAGTTGGCCACGGTGACCAATCTCACAGCAAGAATCACTGTGGCACTCCGGCAAGTGGGATTCTCTACCTCGCAAATTGAACGCATCACTGACCCTGATGTGCGACTGACCGACACAGAAGAAGCACGACTGTACAGAGCCATGCTGTTGATTACTGGACAGGCTCTGCAACAGGTATGTGACATTTTGAAAATCACTTTGCCTGTGGCCGGTGTCAATACCACCCAGCCACAAAATCCTGGCCTGAACTCCATGGCCGATCTCTTAGACCCTGTAAAAATCTTCCCCAACAGTTTTGCCAGCCTCACAGTGAGAACCTATAATCAAAACACCACCAGTGAGTTGAGATCTATCTATCTGGATGCCACCGGCAATGTCAACAGCAAACTTACAGAATATCTACCAAGATATGTGATAACGGTGGTACCAGCATGATTACCTATGAACGCTTGAGCAAAATTATACCCGCAGATCAGGCCCTGGCCTGCAAGGCTGTGAGTGTGAGTCTACAACAGATAAAAAACATAACCAATTTGTCTTTGCCAAATTTGGCCACAGCATTTGCAGGCACAGTGACCACTCGAGATCTAAACCTGATCAATGCACTGACCACGGCTGTACCTGCCTCGGTGGCTGCCTACTATACCACCAACTATGCCACCGGCACAGGACCGGGCAATACTCTGGTCTTGACCGATCTATTGGGGGCCGCAGTGGGAGTTGACTATATCACTCAATTGAACAATGCTGTGACCACTATCAACTCATTGGCCGCTGCCGGACAATTGGCAAATCTTACCAGTATCTATTTGACCATGGCCAACACAGTGAATGGCGTGTACGGCGATCCAGTAACCGGTCCGGTCACAATACCTTCGGGACCTGCGGCAGGTACCTACGCCAATGCAGATGAAGCCTTTGGAAATGCGTTGACTCCGGCTGCCATAACAGAAATTGGCAGTGTAGTCACAATCAATCCCAACCAAACCACTGCTCTCAATACAGATTTCAACAACATGGCACAAAAGGTGGTAAACGAAAGTCACAACCTGGCCTTGGCAGGGATTCAGATAAACAACTTGAATAGCACAGGAGATACCCTGGGCCCGATCATGAGTTTTGTTGAAAGTTTGCCCACATATGGACTCAAAAAAGAAGTGAACGGCCCGGTGTACTTTCTAGAACAAGTGGCCAATCTCACTACACTGGGCGGGCAGGCCATTGTGGGCTGTTTGCGCGAAGGACAAAATCAAGCAGTGCTGAACAATGTGGGCGTGGGACTAGACACTGACGTTCCTGACACTTCCAGTTTCCCCATTCAGGTTGCAAATCTCATTCCAGCCACGTATACTACAGCACAAGCAGCCAATTTAGTGGTAATTTAAGCACCTTGTACGTGTTTCTACTAAATATTATTCTGTGTTTGTAATAAAACACTCTTTTTAAAAGGAAAAACTAAATGAAGAAAATCTTCGCAATCTTGGCCTTGGCCATCACAGGTACTGCATTTGCAGCCGACAGTTTCACTGTCG